AACTCATCACGATATCTTGACTTGATAGTTTCGTTGAAATTCTCATCTAGCTCAAACTGTACAAAGAAGTCCATAGCAGCCAGATACTTATTGATGAGTTTATTTATAACTGGTACATATTGCTTTATGATACGACTCTTAATACCAGTATCTCTCAGTAACTTTGTACCAACATCCATTACATTTTTTTGTAGTATTGCATTGGATGTTTCTGTATGTAAATTTTGTAGATTAACATCCTCGTCTGTAATCTCAGCTTCTTTCTGTTTAATTAAATTATCGTTATCAGCAACCTCTGTAATCTGTTCTTGTAGCTCTGCAATCAACATTGTCTTACTATTGATTAAAGATTGCTTATCAATAACCTGATGTTGTAGAGCATTAATTTCTAGCTGTATCTTATTGATCTGCCCAAGTCGTTCTTCTTTATCAATTATGACTTTTCTGAGTTCATCCATTCCGTTGCTGAGTTCAAGAAATGCTTCTTCTTCCTCTGCAATTCGTCCATCTTTGAACTCTGAATCAATCTGTTGCTGACAAGTTGGACATTCATCCTTGTTATGAAAGAAGTCAATGGTGTGCCTATGACGATCTTGTTTATTGATAAGTCTGTCAAGAATCTTTTCTCCTTCTTTCTTTTCTTTATTAACTTTAGCTTCGTCCTCTTTACGAGTTTCAAACTCATTAACAGTGACTTGAAGTTTTGAAACGTCATCTCTTAGATTAACAAGGTCTTTGTTTGCTGTTTCAATAGACCTATGCTTTCTTGCAATGTCATCGGACTGTGCCTGTCTTAGACTCTCAATGTTCTCATGGAGTAGAGAGATACGAGTTTCAACCAGGCTTTTTTCATACTCAGTTTTTTGGAGCTCTTCTCTGTGTCTCGACACCTTGTCCTTTAAGATAGAAGACATCACAGAAAAGATACCAATGTCCAATAGGTCCTCAATAACTTCCTTCCTATCTTTAGTATTCATTTGCATGAATGGAACGAAGTTACTTGACCCAAGAACTACTATCTGTTTGAATGACTTGTATGTTACTTTTAGGATTTGCTTTTCGAGAACTTCTTGATAGTCTCTTGCATTAGCTTCTTGATTGAGCAGCTTACCATTTTGCCATACTTCAAAGTATCTTGGCTTAAGACCTCGACGAATGAGATATTCCTGCTTACCAATCCTAAACTCACACTCAACTTCCATGTGGTTTGTATTGACCGAGTTAACTAATTGTGTAGTTGCAACATTACGGAAAGCCTTACCATACAATGCATAACAAATAGCATCGATCATAGTCGACTTACCAGCTCCATTATCCCCAATGACCAACGTAGCCTTATTAGTATTAAAGACTACTTCAGTCTGTGCATCCCCATAAGAAACAAAGTTCTTCCAACGCACACATTTAAACTCAATCATTCAACCGCCAAGGCTTCATTATATAGTCCATGCATAAGATTCTTTAATTCTTTTTTATTGTACTTCAAATCCAACCCCTCAATGTACCCATCTAATATAGTCATTGTATCCTCAGCTTCATCAATAATGTCAGCATCATCATCCAAGTCAAGATTCAAATGATCATCTACAACTTGTAGATGGATAGGATTATAGTCTTCCAACAAAGAGATAAAGGAATCAAACATCACTGGATTATTCTTTTCTTTAATAATCAGTTTAATGTAAGAGTCCTCAAGACCACTATGTGCAATACCATTAAGATCCTCGTATGTCATATTAGTGTCATCATACCAGATCTTATTAAATAGTATACTACTATTTGGTACAAAAGTCAACAGTCTTGTATCAGTATCATAGACATGAAATCCTTTAAGATCATCATAACATGACCATGTCATCTCATATGGTGTACCAAGGTATGTAATGTTATCTGTCGTACTTCTATGATGGAAGTGACCACTATAGACCTGATCAAACTTCTCAAATGCTTTAGGATTACACCCTTCATAGTTTGGCATACCTCTATACATCTGAAACCCAGTGAGCTCAAGATGACCAAAGCAAACTTGCGCCTTAGTCTTCTCAATCATCTCCCATGTCTTCTCTTCATTGTCTTTACAGATCCATGGAACCAATAGTATATCAAGACCATCAATATTGATCTCTGTAGGCTCGCTATACTCAATTATGTTATCATAGCCATCAAGCAATAGATTGATACTATTAACATCTAATGTATTCTTATAGGTGATATCATGATTGCCTATGATAGTATACATCTTAATGTTACGTTCATACAATGGTTGAAACAACATCTCTTTAGATGTCTTGAGTGATGTGTATGATATAAACTTTCGTCTATCAAACGTATCACCCAAGTTAACTATCTCTTGTATGTTATTCTCATCTACATAAGGAAAGAATACTTCGTCAAAGAACTTCTTCTGAAATGCTGCAACCTTTTGATTATCATTGCGAGCACCAAAGTGAAGGTCTGTCAATAATGCAATTTTCATTTAAAAATACTTTTCGACACCTTTGGCTTGCTTACGTTTTTCCTTTGTCTTCACTTCTTTAGCTTCAAAGTTCTTAACAAAGTCATTCATATAGTCACTACCAATTTCTACGTTATTGCCAATACCCATATCATCCCCCTCAACTAATGTGTTGAACAATACAGACTGCTCCAATGACTTATGCTTGATGTATAGTTGTTTCTTTTCCTTTTGTATCCTTCTCAAGAAAGCATAATAGATAATTTGCGTGAAATATGCAAAAGGATTATTAGACTTCTGTGGATCAAAGTTATGAATATAACTAACGCAGTTTTCAATACCATCGCTAATCATATCATCCTTAAATGTATAGTTAGCAAAGTTAGGTTTAGTCGCTAGTCTATTAGCAATCTGTAGTAAGCAACGTCCAACATAGTTTGGTATCTGAGGTTTAAGTTCTCCACTCTCTTCAGATTCATTCACAGCATCCTTATACTCAATCATAACAGCATACAATTGCTTGTTATCAACGTAATGAGCCTTGACTTTTCTCAACTTAGTCATTAATGATACGTAGTATTGGCATCGCCAACACCCAGAGCCTCAACCATTTGTTTGGTTCTCTTTCGCTGCTCAGCGATATCTTCGTTCTGTGAACTCATCTCTGTGTATCCTTCTTTCAAAAATCTTTCATAATTACTGATAATATTTTCATGCAGATCATCTGCAATAGCAATGACCTTAGACTTATGGACTGTGATTATATTCGTCTTATTGAATAGCAACCAATGCGAACATTGAATCCATGTCATTCCATTTGGTGAGATAGATCTGTACATAATGACAGGATCTTCAAACAAAAGATACTCTCCATCATCTTCAACCACTCTCGTTAGAATCTCTTCACCATTCATTAGCTTTACTAAGCCATAATACCCTGCTGGCATAATTACTCCTTTAATGTATACGTGTATACTTTATATGGAAACTGTTCATCATTATACAGCTTTACTCTATCCGAGTAATGCCTGGCGGTATAGTTAACCCACTTTCCTTTGGAAAGATTGTCGACGATGTCGTAAAGTTTACATCCCAGATTATCTGGGTCTTTCCGCAAGCCTCTACCGATTGATTGCAATACCCGAATCTTACTTTTTGAGGGGCTAGCGAACACGATGTTATTAAGCCTGCGAATATTAACACCGGTACTAAACGTACCATACGATGCAACAATAATTGCTCGTTCTTCTTTCTCCACAATTGCTCTAACTTCATTTCTTTCCTCCCCAGAAACGCCACCATGGATAAAGAATATTGGTCTATCCAGTTCCTTGGCCATGTCATATAATACTTTACCATGTTTTTCAACTAGTGCATATAGCAAGAGTGTATTACCCTTCAGCTCTTTACACAACTCAATTAAGAAGTCATTACGAGGCTTGCATGCTATAATATAGTTAACTTCATCTCTGTAAGATGCCCTAGCCATCTTTGATTTATTTTCTTTACTGTGGTCTAGGATACATATATTTATCTTTAACTCAGCTAAATGTTTTTGCTCAATTAATTCAGACGTTGTTACAACCTTTTCTACTGGACCAAATAATCCCTCTAGTACTAACTTATGTGTCTGTGAGTCATCTAGTGTACCTGTGAATCCAAACTTATATGGACAATCAACTAGCTTAGACATTATTGTTGTTAATGATTTAGCTTTAAACAAATGAGCCTCATCACCAACAACAACTTGGAATTGCTCAAACCATTTTCTTGGCAGCTTGTATATTGACTGCCATGTCGTAATAGTAATCTCTGTATCAATATCTTTACTTGCACCAGCTGTAATCATATGAATGTCATCTGCATATCCATACTCATGGAAGTCTGATGCAAGCTGTGCAACAAGACCTGTAGTAGGTACTATAATTAACTTCTTCATAGGATAGTATCTTGCAAGCATATAGATGATCATGGATTTACCAGAAGCAGTAGGAGATACTAACATAGCTCTCTTATTTGTTATAGCATGAGCTACAGCACTCTTCTGATAGTTTCTTGGTTCCATACTTAATTTCAATGTCTTAGCCAAGTCATCCACATCATCTATTGTAAAGGGGTTAGTGTGGACTAATCGTTCGTCCACTTTACAAGTATAGCCTCGCACACCACAAAAGTCAACAATATAATCTTTTAATCCTGTATATACTGTTCTTGTTACAGAATTGAACAATCTAATTTTACCATCCCATACTCTATTACGTACAGCAGGCATAAACTTAGCACCAGGTACATCAAACGTAAAGAAGTCTGATAGCTCTTGAGCTACAGAAGAATCACATTTTACTTGAAGGTGTACGTCATCTTTGTATACTATTTCTATCATAGACCTACTTTAAACTTTTCCCAATCAACAGCTGTTTTTATTTGAAATCCTCTTATGTTCAATGACTTTACTATTGATTCTAAGAACTCAACTTTTTCTTTTGCATATGCTGTTTTTAAGTTATGGTTTGTTATATCTTTATCAGATTCAATATACATTGGAATATCTGTTTTAAGAATACGTAAAGGGTTTGGATCCCAACCACGATCAACAAGATCCTCTTCTGCCATTACGCCAGAATAATAATCATATTTGTCTTTCTTGAGGCCTTTATACTCCTCTTGAAGTTTTACTAACTTCATTCTCTCTTCACTAAAATACCTATAGTATTTATGATGGAGCTGGGGTATACGTATAGATTCTTCACCTAGCTCAGTTCTATCTATTTTAGAATCTGTAGACCAAGCATCATAATAATCATTTAAGTTCATCGATTGCTACCACTAACTTCTGACATCTTTCATTATACTGCCCATTGAAGTTCTGGTCAACAAGATTTGCTAACTCAATCATCATTAGTCTCTTATCACCACTGTTGATAACATTGACATATCGTGGAGAGACTCCACCAGCCATATCACCATATGATTTGATAAGACGTTCTGCTTCTTTACCAACATGCTTCTCAACTATCTTAGGTGTAAACATATTGACATCATGCTTCTTATACACATCACCGTACACACTATGCCATAACCCAGCCATACACACTGGCTTCTCTGCACCTAACTGTTCTAAGTACACATATACATTCCATAGATGATGAAAGAATGGTCTTCCTGTATGTTCAACTTTAGTTGTATTGTCATACAAATACTTTACACCTTTATCTCCATATTCCAATGGAGCGGTGTTGAATACCATAATGGTTTTTTCAAAAGGAGTTATTCTTGATAGAGGTGATGTAGAATGTAACTGTGCACTATCAAAGATAAACATTCTATTATACTTTGGTAACATAGCAACCTCTACATCTTGACTATCGTCATACAACAGAGTCATTCCATAGTACTTAGGATCCCAATCTTTAGTTAGATATAGGATAGCTGTTTCAAATCCAGGATGTGATTGAACTACATCTCCATCTCTTGCTTGTTTATCTGTATGTGGATATGCATCTTGTCCAAAGTGATACGTCTTTGTATACGATCTATACAATGATCTCTTACCTATTACATCTTGTAAAACATCAAATGCATCCAACATGATAGGATGGTTTTGATCTATCTCTGGTGATGAACACATATCCCACTGGAAGTGTTTTGGCTGCTTAACAATATTGTGTTGACCATGACCGTATTCAAATGTGTTACGAGCATGAGACTTCCAACCATGTTGGAACCATGTACAATATTTTCTTTTGATGTCAAGCAATAGGTCTTCGGAGAAGGCGCCTTCGACGCACTTCGGTTCAATATAACTCATTATAAATCCTAAAAATTAGTAGATTGTGTATCCGTAGTTCCAGCTGAACCCAGTCTTAGAATTCTGAACAGCTTATATCTAAATGTTGCTTGGCACTCTATGTAATCAACAGAAGGTGCCGTGGTTGAAAATTGTAAGTCAGACAATGCTGTTGGATAGCAGTCTTCAAATTGTACTTCTACGTTAGGCTGCATAGCACTGTTCATAATAGTTAATGTAGCATCACTATACGGCCCTTCCGACATGAAGTCAACACTTCTTTGCTTTTGATATATGTTCTTAGCTTGAGCAAAGTCTTCTGGAAATCCTAATTGTACCATCCAATCAAACAACTCAATATAATTTTTCATATCCTCATCAACTTTGAAAGCAAGTTGAAACTCAGCAAAAGCCATTCTGTCACCAATGGTAGGAATGTTAACAAAAGGGGTTGGCATTACTGCATCACCCATTTGTACTGTAGGAACATTCATTGATTGAACAAAATAGTTTGTTGTTGGTAGCTTCTTTATTCCAAAGTTAAAACCCAGTGGTGATAGAAACTGAGTATTATCAGGCTGATCGCTTAGTGCTCCACCGAATTGATTAGCCAATCGACGCTCCTATATTCTCTAGTGTTTGAATCTGCAACCAACACTTCATTGATTACAGCATCAATGTTATGATGCCAATAGATCAGAAACTTATGTACTCTAGGATATTCTGGTACAATGTCTTCCGTACCCCAGATAAATTCCTGAAGAATGTTTCTGTAGTCTGGCATCCAATATCTGACGTTAACTAGTACTTGTTGTCTAACTATCATATCTCTTCTATTTATACAAAAAAAGAGGAGGCATAAAGCCTCCTCTGAGTTGTTAATGTAATCGAAATTACATAATGTTGTCTACTAGGATCTTTCTGTAGTACTCATTAGAGTCTGCAGCAAGGGCACCAGTAGCAGCAAGAGCAGCTGTACCTCGTGCAAAAGGATTCTCGATCACGCCGTAACGAGTCTTGAAGCCGATTTTAGGTTGGAAAGTATCTTCCCCAACCGCACGAACCATTTGCAATGGAACATATGGGCAGTAGAATAGACCAGCATCAAATGCACTAGAGCCTTTATAACCGATAGTCATGTAGTTACCAGTTGTATAAGGATCAATGTATACTCGAATTCGTCCGTTAAGTACACCAGCAAAAGTGTTGCCTGTGTCATCTACTTGCAAATTGTTAGAGTTAAGAGCTGGAGTGTAATCAAGTACACCAGCCATTTGTAGTGCGGAAGCAACATCTGAAGAGCAGATCAGCATGTTGCCTTTCCCTCTACGAGTACCCTTCGCAATACTGTTAGCTTCACGTTCGATTTGGAACATCAAACCTTTAAACTTTTCAACCATCCAACGACCGTTAGAGTCGGTGTCTAGGTCAAATTTACCTGCTGTTGTTGTGTCATCTTGTGCACCAACTTTAGCAATAACATTGACTGTTCGAATCATTTCTCGGTTGATTTCAGCCAAGATTTCAGTCGAAAGAATGTTAGCTAATTCAGACTCTGCGTCCAATCCGTGGATTGCTTTCAAGTCCTGTGCCAATTCCATTGTGTATTCTGCTTTGAGAGCTCTGGACTTTGCAGTCACAGCAATCTTCTCAATGCTGAATGCCATTTCTGGGAACACGTTGGCAGCACCATCACCCAAGCGCTCTGCTTGAGCTGTGGACATACCAGCAGCATAGTTGTACAATTCAACGTTGGAAGCGGTACTGTTCAAGTAACCGTTACCTACGAATGTACCTAGGTTTTGTGTAGCACCACCTACGTTAGTGTTTGTGGAGGTATCTTTATCCATTGAGAAGCCAGTGTTGACTTCGTTATAGAAAGTTTCTCCGCCGGTCTGGTTAGTGTAACGTGATCTCATTGCAAAGATCAAACCAGTAGGACCAGTCATAGGCTGAACACCCATGATGTCATATGCTACCAAGTTTGGCATTGCACGACGAACCAAGCTGATTAGAACTGGGTCGTAAATATCAATGTTACCATCGCCAGCTGTTGAAGACGAAGCTCCCATAGCGTTTGTTGGAGCTGCTTCGAGCAACGATTGTGGATTGAAAGCTGCTGACTCACGTAGAGCAGTTTCAGTGTTTTCTAGCATTACAGCTGTGACGTTCCGCTTATGAACATCCCCAATTTTGTCTAAGTCGGGGTGCTCAATAATAGGCTGCCATTTCTGCAATAATTCTTCGTTTAACATTTGTTTCTCCGTATGTTAAGAATTATCTTGTAAGGGTTCTTGAAATAGCCTGAGCATAAGCAGCCATGTTCCCGTCAGAGATTCCCGTAGGCTTATCTTCGTTCTCAACTTCAACTAATTCTTCATTGATTTCAGTTTCTGTTGCGGCTGGTTTCTTGTTAAAGTATGTTTCAAGAATAGTGTCGAGCTTCGATGTGAAGTCCTCTTCACTATCATAGTCTAGGCCTTCAACTAGATCCTTAAACTCATCTTGTTGTTTAAGGGTCATGCCTCTACTCTTCTCATTGAAAAGGATAGCTGCGTGTTGATCTTTCATGACCTTCTTGAGGTCAATCTCTGTGTTGATTGCTTCGTCAATTTTCTTCTTCAGTTCTACAACTTCAGATTCCATATTGGAAACATGGTCAACCTTGTCTTCAGGAATCTCAATAAGAGATTCTTTGAATAGGTCTTTGACGCCACTCATAAAGTTTTCAGCCATCTCTACTTTAAGAGCTGACTCGATGGCAATCTCATTTTCCTTCATCCAAGTCTCGGCAACGTACTCTAGGTACTCATCGAGTTTGGTTTCTAGGTCTTCTTCGTGTTGAGCAGTAGCTTCTGCCAACTTCTTATCATAAGCTTCTTTCAATGCTTCTTCTACTATTGTAGCTTTTGCATTCAAAGCTGCTTCAAAGATTGTGGATGCTTGATCGAAGAAATCCTCTGTGAGGCTTTCCTTATCTTTGAATAGCAATTCCAAATCTTCTTTGACTTTAATATTAGCCATTGTATGAAGTTTGACAGGAGATCCAGCATCTCCTTTTGTTGTAATGGATGCCTTGTTTCCTGAAGAATCCATCAAGCCTTTGTAAGCCTTAGAGGCTTGGCCTGGTGTCATCTTAGAGAACATGTCTACCACGTTTTGGATTACGCCAGTTTTACCTAACTTAGGCATTGGCATAGCGTTTGTCTTATCCGCTTTCCTACGAGAAGAACCAGTATCGATTGGGTCGGCCACACTAGAGTCCTCACCAGAAGCCTGGAATTCAACAAGTTGGTCTTGTTCTTCAACGTCGTCAGCGGCTTCAAGAATTTCATCATCGTCAGTTAAGGATTCTAAATCCTCAATCTGCTCCTGAGCTTCTTCTCTTGCCATTATTGACTCCTATAGTTTGTCATTAAACTTATTTATAATTTTAGTGTATTATAGCGATTTTAGGTATTTATCGAATAGTCTCAACGCTGATTCTTGAAGTTCCTTACTCGACTTCCGTCCTAGCTCTTTCGTTTCTTCCACAACTTTCATTGCGTTGAAATGTCCAGATGCAGCGTCATATACCCAATCGACCCCTTCCATCACTCCATTAACAAATGCTTGAGGTGCTGAGGGATCAGCCACAATATCTGCAGCCGTAGAAAGCATGAAGTCATCTTGTACTACTTGACATCCTGCCTTCTCTCTTAGAGTACCCATACCACGGCTTGAAACTCCCAATTGAGCACCTTCATCAATTAAGTTTTTGACAATATTACCATACGGGGTATCTAAAATCTTTGCTTTACCAATATAGTTGTTACCTTCTTGGTGCAAATCTTTGATCATATGGGATGCTCTTTCCAAATTTATGGTTGGTCCATTAGGATGGCCAAGCTCCCCAAATGCTCTATTCTTTTGAATATATTGTTCGTTGTAACGGTTGACTTCCTTCTGCATTGTAGACATAGGATACATTCTACCATTACGGTTCTTCATTTCTGCTTGGAGGAATACACCTTCAATAAAATGACTTTTTTGTTTTGTCTCTTCATCAATCTGGATTCTAACATCAACAGACTCAATCAGTTCTGTTACTAGCTTCATTCTGAGCTCCCTCCAGCAATTGGAGTAATGAAACATGTTGCGACATCAGTGTGCAATGAAACATACAATCCAGTTGCACCAAGATCAAGATTGATTGACTCGCCACCATCTAGGTTGATCGTCTTAACAACATTACTATTTGTTGTTCCAATTTCCACGTTAGCAACTGATGTAGCATGCGTGTTAACAATCCTAACATAGCGATAAGATTGTTGATCGTGATCACCATCTAGTACAGCTGTATTAGCAATTACCTTTATCACGCTACACTCCTTACCCAATTAAGCAATGCAGAATTGGTTTCTCTATTCGTTACGAATAGATTCTCAAATTGTTCTTGATGATCGTCTGATAAACTATCAAATACTTCTTCTAGTTTAGCCATTTCATCTGCTTCAATTTTAACTTCTGCCCCATCATCCAGCAACCACATACCATCCTGTTCAGGATCAAAGTCTTCTTGAGACATCTTATTGGCTGTTGCATACATGACTGACTCTGCATCTTTACCATATCGGCTAACAAAGTCTGACTTATTCTTTTTCATAGACATTACAATGTCTTCTGCTCTTTTATTGGCAGCAGCTTCATACATATCATCGCCTTGCTCATTTTCTTTATCAGCAATGCGTTTTTTCTTTGTACGTTTTGCGCCAGAGAATAGCTCGTCCTTATCACCAGCATTCTTTTCAGGCACAGGGTAATCAGTCTTAGCAATGACGTGCTTGTCTTTAAAGTCACGCTCGCCAGGAACACCAGGGTTCTTATAACTAACATTCATTCCTTTATCCTGTCCAGGAGTAGGAATAATATCAGTCTTGATTGGTCGTTCCAGCAGTTGGCTCAATCTCTTCATCTGCCTGTTCGTCCTCTTCTTGTTCGTTATCGGCTTCTACTTCACCTTCTTGTTCTTCTGGTCCAAGCTCCATTGCAGGAGTACTTGATGGATCTAATCCAGCCAGTTTGTCCGCTACAACTTGTCGTATCTGGTCAACTTTATCATTAACCCTATCGACCATTGCTCCAGAGAAGTAATCTGCAAAAGCAGTTGGTTCTCCATTGTTTGCGGCCTTAATCATATCATTCAAAGTTTGTCCTGGTGTTTCCACCTCAGGTTCAGCCATTTATTTCATCTCCAATTATTTATATTTATCCGTCACTAGGGGGGCCGTTTTGGCCGTCAACATTGTTCGTTCCCATGTCAGGATCCGCTAATGCTGCATCCATTTCTGTGTTTGCGTCATTCTCGGCTTTCATTTGATCTTCTAATGTAGCAATTTCATCATCAGACATTCTAAGTACATTACGTTTTACCCACTCTTGTGAGAAGTATTTGCCAACATATGGGTCGATACTATTCAATGTATTGACTCTTTCTGTAACAATTTCATTCTCTTTGAGTTCAGTAAAGTAGTTGTCTTGCTTAAAGTCATACTTGATATTACGTCTAACATCTTGATACTCTTCTGGTGTCATATGACCTTTAAGTACCAATTGCTTTTCCAATGCGCCATCAAATAACATTGCAAAACGCATGCGCAATCTTTGTATAAACTTCTGAAACTTAACTTCGTCGCGATTGATTTCAGTTGCACGACCCAACGACATTCCTGTATCAGGCTCTAAGCGACTGACAGGAACGTTGAGAGACTTGTACATCTTCTTCTGGAAGTATATTACATCATCCATCTCGCCAAGATTTTGACCGCCCGGTAGTGTGGTAATCTCTGTACCTCGACCACCTTCTCGTCGTGGAAGCCAATAGTCTTCAAGCATTGTCATAAACTTACGATCGTCTCTGATCTCGCCAGTGGCTGCATCGTAGATCAATCTGTTCTTATGCTTGACCATCATGTCTCGTAGGTATTGTTCTGCTTTCATCTTGGGTAGATTACCAACATCAATATAGAATATACGTCTTTCAGGAGCTCTAGCTATTCGATAGATCACCGTTGCATCTTCTAATATACGAAGTTGGTTGAGAGGCTTGATAGCCTTATGTAGATGAGATAAAACTAGTCTGTTATCTTCACTCATTACACCAGAAGTGCAATGAAGAACTGCATCCTTTGCAATCTTTACACCCTGGTCTTGACCAGCAGATGATGGAGTGCCTCCAGGATACCCAACAAAACCTTTGTTGTTATACAAAAAGAACTCACTCCTTGTACGTTCTACTGTAACTTGAGTACCAGGTATACGTTCTTTTTTGTTTTCTCTAATCTTTTTGATCTTACGAGGATCAATATATCTGAGTTCTTGAATACCATCAGCTACATTCTCTGGATCAATGATAACATGATAGAACATACGTCCATCAATATACCAATGTCTAGCTACTTCATAGCCTTTTTCATTAAACTCTAATAGGTCAAGAATGTATTCAAATTCTTCTTGAATAATTTTCTTAGTACCTGCACCCAGACCTTTAACGTGGTCAAGGTTTATTTCTACTAGTCTTTGGTGTTCATCGTATACTATAAACTCATGAATGATATCATCAATAGCCATGTCGCACTCAGGCTGCATAGACATTCGACGATATCTTGTTATCATTTCTGCTTCGGTACGTGTTGCTCCTTCGAGATCCACGTATGTGCCATACATGCCTCCTGTAGAGACCTGATGCGCACCGTCATCCAAAGCAAGAGGAGCGAACGATGCAGTTGCCTGATCGTCCGCCCTTCTCTTTATTTCAAAACCAAAAAGGGTAGCCATGTAATTATATCACTTTCACATTATGTAAATCTAATTGCCGCCAGCGTTACCCGTTGTTCCCCCATCAACTTCCCACCAGTCATACTGGAAGGTCACACTAAATTCTTCGATGGCGTCTGTAGTGTTCCAATCGAGGTCAATTGAACTGACTTCTATTGGCCACATACCATTAAAGGTGTACTGGCGCAACGGTGTTCCAACTTTTGCATATTGGATAACCTGGGCATTTTCTTTGTATAGAGCTGGAGCCGAGGTCCCAAAACCTCTTACGTTACCAAGATGAGAGTTGATGTTTTGCATCCACTCCTCCATTGCGTTTCTAATGAGGAAATCCTCATCATTAACTACCGTAATAGTCCACTCTGCGAATGTTCTGTCACCAGCAATCTTGATTTTCCTACCGAAGTATCCCACCTCGATGGTCCCGATTGTTGATGCAGGAATTTGTGCTGCTCTAGCCATAAATGGCAGCTTCGCATCCCCAGCCGGATTGACTGGGTTGTTCATGATAACCTGAAACAGAGCAGGCCGTGCACCACCTAGTGCTAGCTGTGATCTGATTTCGTTAATATTAAAGGCCATTGAACTCTCCTATTCCTTGTATCTATTTAGCTTAGAATTGTCCGACGACTTCTGAGAACTCAACGTTGGTTCTGACCGCAACAAAGTTCAACTGAATGAAGTTAATTGATCGAGCTGGCTTGATGTATATGTCACCAACAAACTCGTTCCTATCAATTACTTCGCCAGTATTATTTGTTTCGTCACAAACAACCTTAAAGTCAAAAATACCACGTCGACCTTGAACATCCCTAAGGAAAGGCTCGACTAGATTTCTGAACTGAGCTCTAGTAAATTCGTCGTTGAATTCAAACAAAGTGAATTTAGCTGCAGTAGCTATTGCTTTTTCAAGAACAATGAACAGTCTTCGGACATTGATTCTATCAAATGCACTAGGCTTAGCTAACAATGTCTTGTCGCCAAACAGTATTGTACCTTGACCTGGGAATGTAGTAATTGGATTAATACCATTCTTGTAAAGTACGTCTCTATCAGCCTTATCAGGATTGTAAGAGTTCTTGATTACGTTCTTGAGAATACCTCTATTGAATCCAGCTGGTGAATACCAAGGATCTCTAGTAGTATCTGTTCGAACCATTAGACCTCCGACATCACCGTTGTATGGAACATAGCGGTAAACGTCATTGTATCTATCGTATTGGTACTTAAATCCACCATCCATGATACCATATGAGGATGATGTCAAAGCATTTCTAAAGTCAACAGTATTAGCAGACTCGTTACCAAAGTTATTAATAACATCAGATTTAGGAGGAGATATTGTGACGACACAATCTTTCCTTGACTCTGCAATGTTGTCAATTAGATAGTTGCCCCACTGATGATCATGAGTACCGCCTCTTGCTTTACCTTGCAAGACAATTGATACGTCAATGTCTTCAGCATTTTTAAATACATCAACAGCTTTTGACAATTGGCCAATAGCTATGTTTGCTTCTCCACTGTCTGAATCACCAGTGATTTGAAAAGCGGATACGTTTGATGTACCACCATCACGACCAATTGTAAATGATCTTGTGAATGGAGTTGTATTTGTAACTGCAGAGTTGGACATGTTAACAGCAGTGTTGGAATAAGTTGCTGTACTGTTTTGTGTTTCACCAGCAGCTCTTACTTTCAAACCACCATTAAGTACCCATTGTGATTGATTATCAATCACATTATAATAGTAAATTGATTCACCAGACTCATCTTTTGCATCTGATGCACGAGATAGTCCAGCATATTTCTCTAGTATTTGTCCTTTAACTCCAGTAATATCACCATCTTCGTCTACAACCACAATGTGTAGTTCATCAGATGCATCTGAGTTATTGGCAACGTTGTTTGTAAACAATGTTGTACCAGGAGCCCTATCAAAATTACCATTGTATTGCCACTTACGAGTAACACCAGTGGAAGTCAGGTCTAATGAAAATGCAGTAGCCTGTGTATACTTAGACTGTAGTGTTAGAGTAGCTTCTGCTGAGAAGATTGTGTCATTGTTGTTAGGTGCTAAAGCACCAGAAGTAGCTGTGGATCCAATAGTTTTTACTTCTAACTCTTGAACTCCAATAGAAGAGTTGCCCAAACGAATGACATCTCCAACTGCAAAGCTGGAAGCAACATTTGATACTGTGTTTTGTGCAAGCAGATATTCAGCAACTGTTACGTTAGATGTTTGCGTGAAACCTGTTTTTAGATCTGCAGCAGTAATTATAACGCTAGTATTACCAACTGCAACATTCAATGCTACGTTAGCTATACCTGCTATGTTATTTGAAACTGATGATTCAAATGCGCCTGAGCTATCACAAACAGATATCTTCAAAGAGTTTCCAAGAGAACCTGGATACTTTGCTATGAAAGATGCTAAGTTTGGAATGGTGAGTTCATTGTCGTAATGTTCTCTGTTCTTTGCTTGAACGGCCATTTGAGAGTTAGCTGAGTTAACTGCAGTTGCACCATTTTGCAACACAGTTGCGTTGAGTGCTGTAGTTGCTACAGCTCGACTGACGTATAATGAATTCCCATACGCGAGGAAGTTGGCAGCAGTGAAAAATGATTCAAAAGACGTACCGTCTGGTTTATGAAACCTGGATACCAACTCTTCTTCAGATGAAATAAGAGTTGCAACTTCTGCAGGACCCCACTTTAGGGAACCAGCAAATGCTCCTTCTGTTGTTGAAACAGCAGGCACAATAGTTGTTAAGTCAATTTCTGAAACATTTACACCAGGACTTACTTGGAATGCCATGGCTTAATTCTCCTTCATTAAGGTTTTGAAATGCTTGATTTGCATGTCATTATTTATAAAAAAGCGGCTTTCACCACGAACCTTCAATCTCATACGGTGTAGCTGTTATCCAATCGTCTGATTTATACTTCTGTAAATCATCTTCTGGATCATTAATTCCATCTTGGAAGAATCCAAATGGTAACATTTCTTCTTCAATAGCCTTTTCATTAGCCAGAAGTAAGTTCTTCCTTATATCTATATCAGTCATTTCTTTAAAGTATTCTTGACCTGTTAACCAAGCAAACAATACTAATGACATCACTAGATCATCATGATATCCTTCTTCAGCTGAATAGCTTTGTCCTCTTACAACAAATGCTGTCAACTCTTTAAGGATTTCAAAATCATTTATCTTTAAACGATCATTCTCAATGATAGTTTTTAAACCTGCACAACCAACTCTCTTCAACTGTTTAGTTGTTCGGACACCTAATTGTTGGGACTTACCTCCAAAGCCAGCTGTCAATAGCTGGCCAGCTCTTCCTCTCCACTCAGCTGTTAATATACCTTCATACTCTAACTCATGATGTAATATATCAGCAACTTGTTGACCTATGTCATTAATCTCGACAAGTACGATAGCATCATTATACTTACGTGCAGCGTCATAAATAATAGAAGGATATAACATAGGAGCAATAACATTGGATCTATACGTACAAACGACTTCATAAGGCACAGTAGTACAATCAACAACAGTAAAAGCAGAATAATCATTTCCTATACCTCTTGAAGTATCAACACTGATTGCGTATACATGACCTCTTATTCTTTCATGCCATATCTTCATGTTCTCATTTTGAGATATTGGTTCATGAAAAGTTAATGCTGCTAGCTTACTAGGATTGATTAGAGTGTTAGATGATCCTATGAAGTCACATTCAAACTCTTGTCTGAATTGTTCCTCACTAGTGTTCTTTATGGTTTGCTCTTTCCACTCCTCATCTCTACCTGGTACAGCAGACCAATGAACTTTGATAGGAACGTATTCATTTCTACCTTCTTCTGCATCTACCCATAACTTGTAGAACAAGTTCATACCTTTTGGAGTAGATGTAATCATAACTCTTGATGTCTTACCAGATGAAATGGTAGGATAAACCGATGCAAAGAACTCCTCTTGTAGTTGAGAATCTACGAATGCAAACTCATCAAGATACACTAACGAGAATGAACCACCTCGTATAGCAGATGATGATGTTGAACTTGCAAGAACTTTACTACCATTTTCTAACTCAAGACTACCTTTGTTCCATTCAACTAGTCCTTGTTGTAACCAATGAGGTAACCACTCATATGCCATTTGCAATCTACTCAATATCTCACGAGCAGTACTTGCTTTGTTAGCTAAGATAGCACAATTGAATGATTCGTTGAATAAGATAAACCAAAGTATAACAGCAACCATTGTTGTTGTCTTACCAGATTGTCGAGGCATTTTACATATAGAGAAACGATTATGAACAACAGACTTCATTATGTCTAATTGAAAGTCATACAAATCTAGATTGACAACACCTTCATCAATGTTAACAATCTTCATATATGTTTTACAAAAGTATTCAATATCCTTTGAGCATCTTACAAGCTCTTGGATTTGCTCTTCTGTATAATCTAGTTTAACTCCAGCTTTTTTTAGTCTGGGATTACCTAGATAGATTTCAGTCGGGGATAACTCCACGTTCAGCTAACTTTCCTCTATTGGCAATATGCTCTTCAGCAATATCATCCTTGGATTGACCATGGTATGCAACACCATAGTTATCATTAATCATTGCTTCAGCCATTTTCATATAACTATTATTGTGCGAAGCATATATTTCAAAGTCTCCTAATATCCTACCATACTTTCCTTTTTCATCTTGGAAAGAATAGAACTTTCTAGCTGTTGCCATATATCTTTTTACTTGTTCTGTAGCAAGTTTACCAAACTTCTTCTCTTCAGGATCTGACGTTCTTGATTCTGGTGTATCAATTCCCATAATTCTGATACGTTGGTTCTGTAACCAAATTCCAAAGCCTAGATCAATATCGATATCAACGGTATCACCATCAACAATCCTAACTAATTTAAAATTATATTCATACATCCGTTGACTTGTCCTTCTTTTGGTATATAATAAACTATGTGGCCCGGACAGTACTAAGCCCACTTACTCTCATCACCTTCTATTGCCCAGTCTCTATATGAATAGAGTTGTCCCTTTAAGTTATTTATAGTCTTTACAGATCGATCATTATTGACAATATCATAGATATCATCCATATAGCAAGAGTTGAATGTTCTATATGGACTAGAGAAATAGGTCTCTCCAGTAGCCATATTTAAATAATGATTAGTATCATGCGATAGTACTTCTCTATCAAACCACTTCCATTGTTCTTGTGAGCTCTTTTGTCTTGGCATCCATCTATCTAGTTCAGGAAAATGATGAAAGAAATACATATTCTTCATTATCTTATCCCATGAATGATTAACAATATCACTTTCATACCACATATCCAATTGTTCTCTAAGAACATCATCATACCATGATGCGTGGATTATAGGATTGTCCTCAAAGAACTCAGTGTTCTCAATACCAATAACATGACATCCCAATGATCTAAATCTTCTAAGGCCTTGTTCAAATCCTTGGATAGGTGAATTTTCCATATATCTATTGATAACAGGAGCACCAGTGCCCCAAACAATAAAGTCATTCTCTGGATCAATTGACTCATGACTAAGTAATGCTGTCTCGGAGGTTGCATAAACGGGACAAGGAAACATATCAATAAAAGTATTTTGATAGTAATCTGATTTTGCAAACTCTACAACATTAACATTTTGTATTATTTCTGGAACGAAGTTTTGAAATTCTCTTAGGTTTGTAGACTCATAATGATTCAATATGTTGTTTCTAAATTGATATACTTGATGTATCTTTATATGTTCTATTTCTAATTTATCAAAAACGTATGCAATGATTGCACTATCGCAGCCACCACTGACTGGCAATACCAATCTTTTATTTGTTCTTTCTCTGAGTCTTAATGCTGCATCAAAGCAAGCCTCTCTGAATGTCATCTTGGTTTTTTCAAACCTCTGCATCCAGTGAAAGCCTTTTTCGTTTATTATATAACTCTTACCAGCATAGTCAGGATCACCACTATGGAAGACGTATTCATTTTTTAGGTTCATTGTTTAACAACTGACTCCTGGCGTTGCCACCCAATAGTTTAGTTAGGTCTGCATTGGTTCCAACAAATAAGTTATTTGTTACTTTATCAGGTCCACCTTTACCTTTAGGATCTGACAATATATCTTTTGCCTTAGCTTGTAAGTCTACAATCTTTTCATTTGTATCTGTTAATGTTTTTATTAGTTGACCTACAACCTCATATGCTCTAGGATGTTGAGACTGATTAGCAAGATCAAGTATACCATCTAATGCATCTCTACCTCTTTCAGCTAGATGATATAAATTTTCTCTGGCATACTCTATATCTTTTTCTGTTGATTCTTTTCCTGTGGCTGGTACATTTTTGGGTGCCTCTTTTGATGAGTGTATAGACAAAGGGGCAGTGTTAGGACTGATATCCAAAGCAGCAGCAATAGGATCAGCATGAGCATTAAAAGGTCTATCCTGTTCCATCACCATCGAAGAACTCCTCAAAGTTAGATATATAATCATAATCATCAGTTGACTTTATAGATGACGCATCTATTGTTAATGATGCATTTGTAGTTGGTGAACCATTAGCCAGCAAGCCTGGTGTGGTTGTTGTGCGAGAGTGAAGTGTGAATTGTGTACCATTTGAATGGCTTGTTTCAATTGTCTTCACTGTTGTGTTAGATGGGTGTACATTAGCAAACTTAGTTGTTGTATCAACATAAAACATTGTGTTAGCTTTCTTGATAACACCAGTCTTACTTACAGGGCCAAACAATTGTCCTTTCACTGTAAATGTAAGAGTGTGTATCAAAGCTCGTCTTGTTTGAAAGTCTGCTTCATATGTATCTGATATTGTTACAGCTTCTAGAACAACTGGAATATCAATCTTCCAATCCATCTCTGGAATCAACTCAGCTGTAACAGTAAACTCTGGTGTGAAGAATGGCATAATCTGTTCAAGTATCTTTGTTGAGTCTTCAGCATATCTAGTAAATATATTCAACTCAATATTGATATCATATGGAACAGGGTTATACATTGTTCTTAGATTGGCATTGTTATTGACATCATGTATTGCAACATTTCTACGTACAGTGTTTAGCTTACGCTCTGTTGCATATGACATT